AATGAAGCTGTACTCATTCGTACGGCGGGAATGGCTTATGGGAAACCGTATCGCACCTCCAGAATTGATTTGGGCAATCAAATTAATAAGCAATGCCCCCCATCTTGGGTGATAAGCCTGGTAAATATGTAGCAGTGAACGAATTTGGCTGGAGAATTGGCCAAGACCATCATAATTCCAAATTGAGTAATGATGACATCGATCACATCCGAGACCTCAGAGAGGATCTGGGACTAAGTTACTCAGAAATTGCCAGACGTTATTCAATATCCGTGGCGGGAGTCCAAAAGATTTGCAACTACACCCGCAGATCCCAATCAATAGATCACTTCAAAAAAATACCATGACAACTAAAGAAAAGACTGGGGAGAAGAATCCAGTGGGCAGACCATCCACCTTCACTAAAGAGATGGGCAACCTTATCTGTGAGCGCATGGAGACCGGTGAAAGCCTCAGATCAATCTGCCGGGACGATGACTTTCCTCACGTTGGACAGGTTATTAAATGGTTAGCGAGTAATGCGAACATAGAATTCCGACTACAGTACGCTCACTCTCGCCTTGTGGGGCTTGAGGTTATGGCTGATGACACATTGAATATCGCCGATCAAGAGCCTGTTAAGCTGGCTGACGGGAGGATCGATAACGCCGGTGTACAGCACCAGAGATTGAGGGTTGATACCCGGAAATGGATACTCTCCAAGCAATTGCCGAAGGTCTACGGTGACCGGACGATCCTTGCCGGTGACGAAGATGCCCCTCTCAATCCTCTGACGAACAACGAACGGGCTGCCCAGGCCGCCAAGATCATCAACCAAGCAGTCGAAAGGTCGAAGCTTGATCAAGATTGATCCAGATATTCTAAAGTTTCTAACTCCGGAAGAACTGGCCGAACTTGACCAGTTGCTTCAAACAGACACTGTTGTATGGAGACCACTGCCTGGCCCGCAGTCCATGGCATACCATTCCAAGGCTGACATTATTGGATACGGTGGAGCAGCTGGTGGAGGCAAGACGGATCTGGCGGTAGGAAAGTCTCTTACTAAGCACCAAACAGTTGGCATCTTCCGCATGAACGGCACCGAGTTGACCGGGGTGATCGACCGATTCACAGATCTGCTGGGCAATAGAATAGGATTTAATGGAAAGGACAATATCTGGAGGCTAAAGAGACCTGATGGCCAGCGAGTCCAGGTAGAATTCTGCTCCTTCCCAAACCCTGGCGATGAGAAGAAATATCAGGGTAGACCTCACGACTTCCTGGTATTTGATGAAGCCGCGAACATGAGGGAGGATCAGGTCAGGTATGTGATGGGATGGTTACGGACCACCAAACCAAACCAATCGTGCCAGGCATTGCTTACATTCAACCCTCCAACCACTGCCGGTGGCCGGTGGATCACTCGATACTTTGCTCCATGGTTAGACAAGACCCATCCAAATCCAGCCAAGCCTGGTGAACTCAGGTGGTATGCAACAGTTGGAGGAAAGGATCTTGAGGTGGTAAGCGGGGAGCCATTCGACTTGGATGAAGAGCGCATAACTCCGCAGTCTAGAACATTCGTCCCGTCCAGAATCGGTGACAATCCATACCTATTGAACACTGGATACATGGCGCAGTTGCAGTCATTGCCAGAACCGCTACGATCTCAGATGCTGAATGGTGACTTCCAGGCCGGCATTGAAGACAACCCATGGCAGGTGATCCCAACGGAATGGATAGATCAAGCCATGAAGCGGTGGAGGAGGCCGGAGAAGCTTGCTCCAATGGACTCAATAGGGGTGGATGTGGCTAGGGCGGGGAAGGATAAGACTCTCCTGGCTCGAAGGCACGGAATGTGGTTCGATGTTCCAATGGTCTATCCTGGATCTGCAACTCCTGACGGTCCAACAGTTGCCGGTCTGGTAGTCGGAGCAATGAGAGATCGATGCGTTATTCATATTGATGTGATCGGAGTCGGTGCCAGTCCATACGACTTCTTATCTGAGTCGAGACTTCAAGTGATTGGTGTTAATGTGTCGGAGTCTGCCCTGGGATTGGATAAGTCTGGAAGACTGCGGTTCAAGAACCAGCGTTCAGAACTCTACTGGAGGATGCGAGAGGCTCTAGACCCGGCAAACAATACTGGAATATGTCTACCACCAGATTCTGGCTTGCTGGCTGATCTGGCTGCTCCAACATGGAAGCTGGTTGGAAGTACGGTTTATGTATCAAGCAGGGAGGAGATCATCGAGAAGATCGGTCGGTCACCTGATTACGCATCAGCTTATGTACTTGCATTGATGGACACTCCGAAGCGGCATATTGTGATGGAACTGGGGAATTACAAGGGAAGGAAAGAATATGACCCGTACAAAGAAGAATCAAGTATCCGTAACTAAATCGAACCATGTAAATATAAAAGCTAATTCGATAGAATTGTTAAGTGGGATTGCTCCTTCACAAGAAAGAATTATAGATTTTGAATCAGAAGCATTAAAGTTTCCACAGATTGAAATAGAGACAACAAGTCTAATTCACTCCGGTATGTATGCAAGAACTATAATGATACCGGCTGGAGTGGCAGTAATTGGCGCTGCAATGAGTAATGATTCTGTATGCATAAGCTCTGGAGACATTACTGTTACTACTGATGACCGGTCGGTTAGGCTTACTGGATACCATGTTATCCAGGCGTTAAGCGGGAAGAAGAGGGTTGGATTGGCGCATCAAGATACATATTGGACATCTGTGTTTAAAAGTAATGCAAGTACAGTAGATGAAGCTGAAATAGAAATGACCGTTGAGCATGAGAAATTGCAAACAAGAAGAAACTTAGAGTTACCTTCTTAAATAATGCAGGGGATTTAATGAGATACGACCACTTCACAATGTTGCCGGAGCAAGCTTTTAGACCGCGATGCGGAAGAAAGGGAATGACGTTGGAAGCGGGTGTTATAGCCGCTTTATCTCTTGGTGCGATAATGGCCGGGTATTCTATTTATGCTGGGCAACAAGCCAATGCTCAACAGAAAAAGCAGATGGCTATGCAACAACAAGCACAGGACGCTCAACTTGCCCAACAAAAAGCACAGATGAAACTGGCAGAAGAGGCAACTAACAAAGCAAATCAAAAGGCTCCTGATACGGGCATTCTAGATAAAGAGAAGATGGCCGCTTCCCAGGGGGTTGGAGAGACAATGCTCACTGGCCAACTTGGAATCCCACAAGAGAAATTAAGTTTAGGTAAAAAGACCAGCCTACTAGGAAGTTAATGCAAACGATTGCGTTGGAAGATGCTGACGAGAAGTACGAAGAATTAAAAGAACTGTACCAAGAGCATTACATTGAAATGTGCGACAGGTTAAAGGGGATTGGAGTTGACCTGCCTCCATACAATCCAAGGCTTGGAGAGTATAAGAGGGTCGCGAATGCAGGTGCAATGATATCAATAGTTGCGAGGAATGATGATGATAAACCTATCGGGTATTTTAACATTTACATCACATTGGATATGCAGAACCAAGACCTTGTTGGTTCAGAAGTCGGTCTATTTGTATCGAAAGATTGTAGAAATGGTATCGGCAAGAAGCTGATAAAGTTTGGACTAGATGAGATGAGATCTCGCGGGGTCAAGAGATACTACGCAAGTGCGGTAACTGATTTAAGAACGGCAAAGTTGTGGGAGAGAATGGGTTTCAAGCATTACTCGCACTCGATGTTATTTAATTTCGCGGGAGAATAATATGTGTTTCGGTGGAGCATCAATGCCAGCAATGCCAGTTACTCCTCCAGTAGTTGACCAGACTCAGGTAAAGCAGAATGCATCGGCGGCCACTACAACCTCTAGGACAAAGCAAGAGCAGATGGTTGCTGGCCAAGGAACAATGCTTACAGAGGGAGTTGGAGTCGATCCAGTAACCTTGGAACTTGGAAAGAAAACGCTACTTGGCGGTTAACTTAAAGGAGAATTATTATGTGCAATCCACCATCCCCACCCCCATATGTACCACCACCACCAGTCATCGATCAAAGCCAGGTAAAGCAGAATGCTGCTGCATCTAGCCAAGCATCCGGCACTCAACAAGCGGCAGCCGGTCAAGGCGGCGGCTCAACCATGCTTACAGAAGGTATGGGCATTGATCCAGCAAGTCTAGCACTTGGAAGAAAATCTCTATTGGGTGGTTAAATGGCGAAGATAAAGACTCAGGCACCAAGAAACACTCCGCTTGAAATACCAAAGCGCGAAAAACTATTAACTCGCTGGGGTCAACTCAAGAGTGAACGGGCTTCTTGGTGGAGTCATTGGCAAGAGATCTCATCCTACATACTCCCAAGGTCCGGGCGATTCTTTGTTCAAGATCGAGACAAGGGTTGGCGTAGACACAACAATATCTATGACAACACCGGCACTCGCGCTCTAAGGGTGCTGGGCGCTGGGATGATGGCAGGCGCTACCTCACCAGCCCGTCCATGGTTTAGACTCGCCACAAGCGATCCTGAGTTGAATAACTACGCTCCAGTGAAGATTTGGTTGAACGATGTAACCAAGTTGATGCAGATCATCTTCCAGAAATCCAATACCTACCGTGCATTGCACCAGATGTACGAGGAACTCGGAGCATTCGGAACTTCAGCCAATATTATTCTCCCTGACTACAAGAATGTAATTCATAACTATCCCCTGACAACAGGGGAATTTGCTATCGCAACCGACTACCAAGGCACGGTCTGCACCTTGTACCGTGAGTTTGAGAAGACTGTGGCGGAGTTGGTCAAAGAGTTTGGTTACGAGAACTGCTCAACAAGTGTACAGAATATGTATGATCGCGGGTCTCTCGACCAGTGGGTGACGATCATCCATGCCATCGAGCCTCGTGAAGACCGGGACAGTCGCAAAAAAGATTCAAAGAATATGCCATTCATGTCCGTCCACTTTGAAATTGGTGGCAATCCTGATCAGTATCTGCGTGAGTCTGGCTATAAAGTGTTCCCGGCAGTGGTGCCT